CGGCGGTTAGGTAATATGGCAAACGAAATACAGATTGACTATACTTCTAGAGACTTTGCTGCTCTTAAGAATGACCTTGTAAACCTTATTAGTGCACGCACAGATAAAAATTGGGATGCCTCAGATCCTTCCGACCTAGGGTCAGTTCTTGTAGAAGCATTTGCCTATATGGGAGACATAATGTCTTACTATCTAGACAGAGTGGCTAATGAAACTTCAGTGGACACTGCAGTAAAACGAGAGACTCTTTTAAATTTTGCTTCTTTGTACGGGTATAAGCCTTCTGGCCCTACTCCCTCAACAGTAAGCGTACTTTTTACAAATACAAGCGATGCTCCTATAGATATCCCTACAGGAACTCAAGTAATGGCCCCCCTAACTTATGGCCCATACACGGAAGTTTATTTTGAAACTACCCAATCTGCAACTCAGCTTGCAGCGGCTGCAACAATTACCCTTACAGCAAAAGAGGGTAAAACAGTAAACACCGATCGACCAGACTTAATTAACCCGGTAAATAACAAACCGTTACCGTCAAGTCTTGGGTCATCTACAGGTGAGCCAAGCCAAGAAATTACAATCTCTGACTTTGGGATTGTTGATGACTCTCTTACTGTGTACGTTGGTCAGGGAGCAGCATTTGCTGCCTGGTCTTACGTTGACACTCTTTCTGAGTATGGCCCAACAGACTTAGTATTTACAACCTCTCAAAATGAGGATGGAAGCTTAACCGTTATATTTGGAGACGGAGTTAATGGCTCAGTTCCTCCTACAGGGCAGCTTATAAGCGCCACGTATAAAACAAGCGTCGGTGCTTCAGGAAACGTGATATCTAGCGCTATCACTGAAGTTACCTTTATTCCGGGAAATATAGATCCTGAATCAATTTCTTATCTGACTGTAACAAACGATGCTGCATCTGTTGGTGGCGCAAATGCTGATACTACAGACCAGCTTCGCGCAAAAATTAAGTCTGCAATCTCTGCTCGTAGACGTGCAGTAACTCTAGAAGACTACGAATTTTTAGCAAATCAAACTCCACAAATTGGTAGAGCTAAAGCAATATCTTCTGTTTATAGCTCTGTAACCTTGTATGTGCAGACTCAAAATGATGGAACTAATACTCCAGGAATTACAGGCGGATCTCCAACTTCTACTTGGACACAGCTTCAAAGCAATGTTCAGGAATATCTATCTGATAAAATACCTGTAGGAACTACATTAACTATTGTTCAGCCTACATACGTCCCAGTATACGTGTCTATGAGCGTAACTGTTGGGGCCGCTTTTAAGCAGAGCGCTGTAAAACTAAATATTGCTAAGGCTTTTTTAAACGCGGGTGGTTTATTTTCTTACGAGGCCAACACCTTTGGAAGAACTATTGCCCTGTCGTCTGTTATATCAAAAGCAGCTGGAATTGCTGGCGTAGAGTCAATAACTTTAACTAAGTTAAACACAGATAATAGCTCTGGTGTAGCTACAATAGCCCTTGCAGCGAATCAGATACCTTATTTGTTGCCAGCAGCATTAATAATTACGCCAACCGGCGGATTGCTCTAAGGATAGGTAGGTAAAATGGTAGCCCAATTTCCCACAGGTATTAGAACCTTTACAAACAAGGTTGACCTAGTTGATACTGTACTTGCGGACCACATAAATGCCCTTCAAGATGAAGTTAGAGCTATGGCGATATCTCTTAGCGGAAACCCAAGTACTAATATCCTTACGTCTTCTTTTGGCGGCACATTTACCTCTGCTACTACAACCTGGACCTCTATAGATGAGCGCTTAAACAACATTGAAGCAGGTTTAGTTGGTGGAACAGGTACAGTAAGCCCCTACGTAAAAAAAGTTGGAGATTCTATTCAACCTCCTTCAGGAACCGTAGCTTTGGTTGTAAAAACTACTGCAGGAACTGCTAACCTATTTGAAGGTCGAGCATCCAATAATACTCTAGGTTTTAATTTAGATAGCGCAGGAGCGCCTAAGGTTGGAACTGCAAATGTTCTATACGTAGGAAGCTCAGAATACGCATCTTTAAACACCACGGCTACATCAGCCCTTGAGCAAGCAGAGGCAGTTAGATTTGACCCTTTCTTACTAGCTGGGATGTAACTAAGTAGATGGCTAAATATTCGTTTTCGCAATATGGGTCTCCTAAATACGGTGAAATAGAAAACAACCGTGTTTTTTATAACGTCGGGCTTACTGCCTGGTCTTACGATTATCAGACCATATCATTAACCTGGGGATCGGTAATTACCGACCCCGCAGATCCTCTTCCAACACACTGGAAACTAGTTAAGTCTTTTTCTGGTGCGCCTTTAAGCCCATATGACGGAATCTCTGTAGATGAAGATGTAATAAGCTCTTATCGTCTAGCTAAAATAGACGTTCAAACTTTAGAGCAAAACTCTGAAATTACTTACTCATTTTGGGTGTTTAATGGGGCTAATTGGATAAGCTGCGGAAATACAAAAGCTTTAGCTGTGCTTAATACAGATACTATAAATAAAGTAAGTAAGTGGATACCTAGAGTGTGGCTAAACAACATCTCAGGTGAGCTAGGCGACTTAGTTGGCGAAACAGAGCCATCTAATGAGCTGTACAAAATCTTAACTGCTTACTCTTTTGCCTACGATCGACTTCGTGCAGAGGCACAAATTTTAGAAAAAAGCTCAGACTTTAAAAAAGTATCTACTGCCCTATTGCGGAATAAGATCCAAGATCTAGGGTTTTCATATGAGCCTACTCTGGGAGATACTTATCATAGATCTCTTTACAGATCTGGAAACATTATTAATGCTACTAAGGGAACCTCTCGAGGCATATCTGCATATACAACATCATTAACTCACTGGGATACTGATGTGCGGGTTGGGCATAACTTAATGCTTGACTACAACGATTCTTCTTTTGAGGAGTCTCTTGGTCGCTGGGGTATAGGCGCTATAGGACAACCGGGTGGAACCTCATTGGTAACGATAAATGCCTCAACTATATCTCATCAAAAATACGCTACTTCTTTAGCAGACTTAGGCGTAACAGTAACTCCCCCATCTCCAGGACTTTATGACCCAGTTTTTTCTCCACGAGATAAAGGTTTTATGGCTTTTAAGGGCCCTGCAACCGGTGGGTTTAACATAACTCGTTGGTTTAGACTGCCCGCAGAAGATGGGTCTTACTCAACAAAAAGAGATGTACAAAAAGGTATCCCCGTAACCCCAGGAAAAAGATATATTTTTACTGGGTGGGTCAGATCTAAAAACGCCAGACCAGTAAGTTCTACGTACCCACCTAACGTTGTAAACTACACCGTATGCTATGCCAGCATCCGTTTTTTTGACAAAGATAACGCTTTGTTAGGCCAAAGTTCTTTTGGTAACCCAGTTTATTTTACTAACACCTGGCAAGAATTTAATACAGGCCGTAACGATAATGGAGTTGAATATCAAGATAGAGTAGGGCACCTAGCACCAGCTAATTCAGTCTACGCCGCAGTACAGTTCTTTGCTGAAACCGACCACGTTTTAGGCGATTTATACTTTGACATGTTTCAATTTTGTGAGGCTGAATATAGCCTTGAATACCAAGACGCTAGAAAAGTTATTGTAACGGTTTCGGGAGAGAAAGAAAATATTCTTCCTAACCCTGGATTTGATAACAGTACCTCTAGCTGGTCGTCTTTAAACGCTACTTTATCTCAAGACTTTAACCCACCAACAACGGCCAAAATTTTTGGGGTCGCCGTAGCAAAAATAAAAGCGACATCTGATGACACAGTTGCTTTTGTTTCTGACTGGGTGCCTGTTGCTCCTGGATCAAACTACACCTTTAGTATTCATGCTAGTGGCGCTGCTCGTGCAGTAAAAGCAAGAATTGAGTACTCTTCACAACAGTCAGACTATGATCAAGTTACTGTACTTAATGATACAGAGGGTAAGTACTATCCTATAGATCCTTACTATGTTGACTCTGCTTCTGTAACTCTTACCTCTACGGCTCAAAGACTATCAGTTACCTCTGTAGCCCCAGTACAAACTACTGACTCAGGCATACCTTTAGCAAAAGTCTCTGTGTATACAGACGCAGCAGAAATTAACGACGTATTTTATTTTGACGCGGCCCTACTAGAGCAAAGTCCCGTACTTGATTCATTTTTCCAAGGAAGCGGAGCCCCTACTCCAGCAAACCCAAATACTTCTACTTTTTACGTACCAGCAGACTGCCATTGGGAAATTAAAAACGTAGTTAATTTTGTATCCAACTCTTCACTAGAAGATACAACAGGTTGGGCTGCAGGATCAGGTACTACGTTTACTTCAGTAAGCGAAATATCCCCAGCACTGTATGGCGCTAAGCAAGGAAAAGTAAGTAAAGCTGGTGGAGGATCTATATCCACCGTAGTCACTCTTCCAAACCCAGCTATTGGTGGAGAAGATATGATTGTGTCGGCGTATATAAGAAACAAGGCAGGCACTTACTCAATATCTACAAATGGGCAAGCAGTAAACCTATTTGAAATAGAAGAAGCTAATAAAGACTCTTGGACAAGAATTTATGTTCCTAGAGTTGCGGCTGCTGGAGAAACTACCTTTACCTTAACTATCTCGTTATCAACCGGGTCTGGTTCTGCTGCCGTATTCTATATAGACGGGGTTCAAGCAGAGTTTGGAAGAATACCGTCAAAATTTGCAGATCCTGCGGGTGCTGGCGTAATAACTCGCCCAAATACTGGAGATGTAACTAAAAATATGTACCTTTCTAGAGAAGAAAGCTCACATGGTGGCAAGAGCAACTATTGGGCTAACTACTATGAAAAGTATTCTAGATTGTTTTACACGCTACCAAAAGTTCTTCCACATGGAAGCAGCTGGTCTATAGAGGCTGGAAAATCAACTATTCCTTATCCAGAGCTTGAAACTTCTTTGATTCCTTCTGCATCATTTGAAAGAAGTTTAGGGTCTTGGTCTGGAATAGCAGCTAACCTATCAAGAACAGTAACTCGCGGTACTTTGTTTGACGAGTACTGTACTCATGGAACAGCGTTTTGTAAGGTAACCGCAAATGCAGCAAGTGCGTTTGGTATTACTACAGGACAGGTTCCTGTACTAGGTTTACGTGGGTACTATGCATCAGTTGCAGTAAAGCCTGAAAACGAAGATGCCTTTGGAACCTACACTTTAAGCATAAAATTTTATGACGACTTTGACATTCAGATAATTAATAGGACGGCTACTGCCCTAGTAACTAGACAAGATCGTTGGGCGTACATAGCTGCCACCATTAGCGCGGCGGATACTGCAGGAGCTTCTTACGCTGTATTAAGCGTAACTTGCGCCTCTACCTCCCCGGCTGCTACAGGTCAAACCTTCCATATTGACAGGGTTGTTTTTAGAGAGTAGCCTCTGGCCTATGACAAATGTTGTTATAGCTGCACTAGCAACTGCTTGTGTTTTAACAGCAGTTGAAGGACTTATAGTATCCATCGGAAAGTGGCGTGGTTTACTTGCCGCAGCCATAGCAATTCCTTCTTCCATAATCTTAGGGGTTTCGGGGCCACCTCTTTTGATTTATTGCCTGGCTTCAACGTTCTTAGGTCTAACTATGTCCTTACTGGTAGAGCAGGTTTTCACTGGGCCATCAGTCCGTGAAATGCGCGGTTTGCCAAAGAGGGTAGATCGGATATAAGATTTTTGTAGAGGGGGATCTACATGCAATCACCATATTCTAATCCATATCTATCACTACGCGCTCGCGGGCTCTATGCGTTCTATATAGAGACTGGCAGAGTTTTATCTGCCGACGAAATATCTACAGCAGTCCCTGAAGGTCGGGACGCGATCCGTTCTGCCATGAAAGAACTCAAAGATGCGGGATACATAAAAGCCGTAAAAGCACAAGTTGGGGGTCAATGGCGCACTACTTTGAAGTTCACCGACGACGGATTATCAGGCGTCGGTAATCCAGGCGCTCTATATAGCTTACTTAATACTAATGATATAACTACTAGTCTAAATGTATTAGAAGTACTACGTACTTCTAATACTTCAGCTGCGCTGAAACCGAAGGAAGGAATCGAAATGGGCTGGCCAAACCTAGATGAGAATTTACCAAAGAAGAGATCTGATATTGACGAGTCTCCTGGGGCTGTCGGAAAGATTGAAGACAAAAAGGCAATGCGTAATGCCAAGTACAAGAAAACTAAGTTTGAGGCTGTACCAGCAAGCATGCGTAGGTACGAGCGTCCAGAGGAAACCTGGAACTCGAAAGATCTTGTCTCAGAGTTTTACGACCTAGTCCGTGAAAAGGCTTCTGGTATCCCAGGTCAGATTAACGGCGAGCAGTTAGCGAAGTGGATTAATAAAACTATCTCAGAGTCTGACGCAACAAACCTTTCAATCCTAAAAGCAATCCGTGTGTTCTTTGCTGACCCTAGACTTTTGAATGATGCCGGCATAGGTCAACCGATATGGCGCAGGTTTATCGCCTTCTACCCAACTATCCACGGAATTACTTCTCGAGTTGCAGAAACTGATTTTGTCGACGAGGATGCTCTTGCTAATCAAGAACGTCTGTTAAAACTGTTGGAGGGCAAATGAGTTATAACTTAAAAGATCTCGCACCAAGTGTGCGGGCTCAGATAAATGCCGCGGGCCTCCCAATGAAGAGCATCGGGCTAGAGATTTCTGATCTTCGCCCATACGCTCACATCCAGGGTCAAGGGCCCTTATTAGATTCTGTAGAAGCTTGGCTTAATTCGGTCAGGTTGGGAAATGTCATAAAAGCGCGTGGAACGTCCACCTGTGGCCTAGGTTTACTTCTGGTGGGTAAACCTGGTCACGGGAAGACTACTCTGGCCTCTACGGTCCTCCAGGAGCTTTTAAGGACTATCCCACGGGACGTCATAGGTACACCGGAAAGGCTTCCCCTCCGTCCGGCGTATTTTACGGATTATCCCAAGCTTCTACGGATGCAAAAGCGAAACTGGGAAGAGGACGCTGACAATGAAATTCAAAACCTTATGGACGGGATCTATGGGGATGCGCCGGAACACCTAAACATTAAAGTTTTAGTTTTAGATGACATCGGTAAGGAATATCGGACCGCGTCAGGTTGGGCAGAAAATACTTTTGATGCTTTACTGCGGGCTCGCTTTAATGCTGGCCTTCCGACTATAGTAACGACTAACGTGCCTATCAAGGACTGGGGCGATACCTACGGACAACCTATGGGTAGTTTTGTTAAAGAAGCATTTATGCCAATCGTTGTAGAGTCAGCAGAAGGAGATCGGAGAGCATTATGACTTGGAGAACAGTTCAGTTTTTTATATCGCTATCGACAGGTGTTAGCGAAGTTCAAATAAATGATGAGGGAAAAATGCGTTGTAGTTGTACTGGGTTTAGCTTACGAGCTAAATGCAAGCACACCACACAAGTTGAGCCTCTTGTAGAGAAAGAGATAAAAAGATCCGCCTCTAAATCTGAGGTAGCAGATTCTACTAAATCTCCAGATAAGTTTCGTGATTTAGTGCTCCGCTATGGTCAAGTAAAAGTAGGGTAGAGATGAAAGGGGGGGACATATCAAACGAAGTTCCAATGAGAGTTGTAGTAACTCTTGATTGCATACTAGACCGCAAACCTGAAATGAAAAAAGTTTTAGGTATACCTGTTTTTAAAGAAGAGGTTACCTATAACCGTCGATCCCTATCCCTGTTTTGGAATTTTGCACAAAAGTTTGGCTACTCTATGGAGATCGCTGGATTTGGGTACACAAAAAAAGAAATGAAAGAAATATTAGAAGATTTAGATAACCTGGGGACAAACCCCTTTAACTACTGCACTTCATATCAAACCATCTCAGATTTAGTAAGCGAACTACCCTATCGACCAGAGTTGGTAGGAGTTGTGGATATACCTGAACGTGGCTTAAGATACGGCGGAAAGTTTATTGATATGGGGAGGATTAACAGTGGCAGCTGACAATGAGATCAGATTAATCTCTAAAGCTGTACGCGATAGGGATATCTCCGAATTACTAGGGCGCGGATTACAAGACGAGTGGTTTTACGTCGATGAGAATCGCGCCGTATGGAAATTTATACGGCAGCATTGGACTAAGTACAGTGAAGTCCCTACAGCTACAACAGTAAAAGATAACTTTCCTACCTATCGCCTTTTAGCTGTTGACGACTCAATTTCATATTTGTTAGATCAGTTAGTTGAGTATCGCAAACGTCAAAAGACTATCGAGGTAGTACAACTTGCTGCGGACGCAGTATCTGCTGGAGACCATGACTCTGCTATAGCTTTGATGGGCTCAGGCGTAGCTAAACTATCTGACGAAGGTGCTTCTCAAACTAGCGACATAGATTTAACTAAAAATACACAGACTCGATACGACGAGTACTTAAACATTAAGACTCGACCAAATGGGTTACTAGGAATTGCTACTGGTTTTCAAGTAATGGATGTGGCTACAGCGGGATTACAGCCAGGTCAACTAGTCACAGTAATTGCCCCACCTAAAACTGGTAAGTCAGTGCTGTCTTTGCAGATGGCGGTAAATACTCACGAAGATGGGTTTGTACCTTTGTATCAATCTTTTGAGATGAGCAATATGGAGCAGCAGCGTAGACACGACTCTATGCGTGCCCATATATCGCATGGTCGTTTAATACGAGGTGCCCTAACTCCTTTGGAAGAAGCTAGGTACCAAAAAACTTTAGATCATATGGATGGGATGCATAACTTTTATTTGACTGACTCCGTGACCGCAGCAACCATAACCGGACTATCGTTAAAGATTGAAAAACTTCAACCTGATATCATCTTTGTTGACGGAGTTTACTTAATGATTGACGAGGTTACCGGAGAGGCAAACACCCCTATGGCTTTGACTAATATAACGAGATCTATGAAACGACTAGCTCAGAAGCATAAAAAACCTATTGTTATGACTACTCAGGTATTGACCCATAAAATGCGTAGAGGTCAAGTTACCGCAGATGCTATTGGTTACTCCTCATCTTTTTATCAAGATTCGGATGTGATCTTTGCTTTACAGAGACAAGATGAAAACGATGATAGTTCAAGATTGTTGCGGATCGTTGCAAGCCGTAACTGTGGCCCTGCAGAAGTAGAGCTACTTTGGGACTGGGAAGAAGGAAGGTTCGAAGAATATGGCTCAGGAGTATCCGTATGATGGCCGTCAACTATGCGCTAAGGAAGATCCGGAACTTTTTTTTCCGCAGGACTACAATAGCCACACTCAGATTCGACTGGCTAAAGATATCTGTAACAAGTGCCCTCTTGTCGCTCCTTGCGCCGATTACGCAATATCTCAACCGGATCTTGATGGGATATGGGGCGCCACAACGCCACGAGATAGAAGTAGAATCCGCATTAATAGAAGACGACGTACACGCGTCTCCTAAATCAATTCGTGAGCTAAAGCCTGATTACACAGGTACTATGGATCATGCAGAAGAGATTCATCATGATTGCCCACACTGTGAATCAAACTTATGGAACGTAAAAGTTTCTTTTGAGGACTACGAAATTTCTGCTTATCTTATTCAAATGGAATGCGCTTTGTGTGGCACGTACGCCCTAGCCCCTACTTTAGTGGATAAGCCTTAATGTTTCGTGACGGAGAAGTAGAGCGCACCTTACTGCGACTAAGCATAGTTTCAATCCCTAGAAACCGTGAGCTTGGTGCTATGTGCCCTATGCATGAGTATCGGACTGGAAAGAAAGATAACAATCCGTCATGGTCTATAAACGCAGTAACTGGTGCACACAATTGTTTTTCCTGTGGTTACAAAGGTAACTTACTAACTCTAATATCAGATCTTCTTGAGTACGGGGATCTCGATAAAGCTAAGTCATGGCTTAGAACAGACGTAGAGTTAGATATTGATTTTATATCCCGGCAGTTAGATGAGGCTAGGAAAACCTACATCCATTTGCCTAAGCTCGTACCAATGAGCGAAGCTCGACTAGCTGTCTTTGGAGACGTGCCGATATGGGCAGCTAATGAGCGGGGTATAAGTATTGATGCTTGCAATAAGTATGGGGTCCGCTGGCAAGCAAACGATTCTTCTTGGATCCTACCGATAAGGACAGTTGACCACAACAAACTGCTTGGCTGGCAAGAAAAGGGTCAGCTTTCAAGAAGATTCTTTAACCGTCCTCCAGGCGTCCCAAAGTCAAAGACTTTATTTGGAATGGACTGCTGGGATGGGGATCAGATGATTGTTGTTGAGTCTCCTTTAGATGCCGTCAAATTAGCCTCTGTGGGCATACCAGGGGGCGTAGCAACCTTTGGGGCTACCGTAAGCAGTGATCAGATAGAGCTAATGCGTAGAGCAAAGACTTTAGTTATTGCTATGGATAACGATGAGGCGGGCAAGAAATCAAGTCAAACTCTTCTATCCACCTTTAGAAAAGTTGGAATAGAGTGCTGGTTCTTTAACTACACCTCTAGTGACGTAAAGGATATAGGAGATATGTCTGCTGATCAGATAGACTTAGGCCTTGAGCAGGCCAAGCATTGTGTGATGGGGGCGTTAGCAATATGACCTTTACAGGTACTCTTTTGCCGTATCAACCTGAGGCTGTAGAGCGAATGATGGTTAGAAAAAAGATGCTTGTTGCCTACGACCTTGGGTTAGGTAAGACTGTTTTGACTATAGCGGCACTAGAAAACTTGATGGATGAGGGTAAGATTACCGAGCCAGGCCTTATAATTTGTCTCTCTTCCCTTAAATATCAATGGGCCTCACAGATTGAGAAATTTACTGATGGATCTTCTACAACTTTGGTCGTGGATGGAACGCCGAAGCAACGAGCAGCGCAGTATGCTGAAGCCATCGACTGGGGGCATTCGCTCGTCAATTATGTCATTGTTAACTATGAGCAAGTTGTTAACGACTGGGAGTACATTGAAAAACTCCCAACAGGATTTATCGTCATTGACGAAGCTACCGCAATCAAAAGTTTCAGGTCTAAAAGATCTAAATATGTAAAAAAATTAGAAAGTCCCTATAAGTTTGCATTAACGGGTACCCCAATAGAAAACGGTAAGCCTGAAGAGCTTTATTCAATAATGCAGTTTGTAGACCCTAAAGTTCTAGGAAGATTCGACCTCTTTGATTCAACCTTTATAGTTCGTAATCAATTTGGCGGAGTAGATCGTTACCGTAATTTGCCAGTCCTACATACGACTTTAAGCAAGGCGTGTGTACGAAAGCGTCAATCTGATCCTGATGTAGCACCATACTTACCTGAGTCACTTATGGCTGAACCAATATTTGTACTCTTTGACGCAGCTACTAGGAACTTGTATAACTCCATAGTTACTGAGCTATTAACAGACCTAGACGACGCTTTAAACTCTTTTGGCGGATCCTTTGACATCTTTGCCCACTATGGCCATCAAAGCGACCAAGGCGGGCCTATGGACGAACTACGGGGCAGAATAATGTCAAAGTTAACTTCACTACGTATGTTGTGTGACCACCCAGATTTAGTTCGACATTCTGCTGCTATATACAACCCTATGCGTGGAGAAGGATCTAAATATGCGGCAGAATTAAAAGACTCAGGGTTATTAGACTCAATTAAAAAAGCACCAAAGCTTGCTGTCTTAAAAGAGTATGTAGATAACTTTTTGTCTGCTTATCCTGGAAATAAGGTTGTTATATTTACCAGCTATGTAAAAATGGTAGACATAATTAGAGATACTTTGATTATGGACTGGGGTAGTGCCCCATACACCGGACAGATGAATGCTAAAGAAAAAGAAGAGTCCAAGGTTAGTTTTCAAACAGATCCTGATGTTAGGGTACTGGTCAGCTCTGACGCCGGAGGATACGGGGTAGACCTACCTCAAGCCAATCTTTTAATAAATTACGATTTACCCTGGAATGC